AAAGGCGCATTTTCGCACGTTCGTTACCGGTGTTAGATCTGCCGGTATGTCCAATATGTTTAGTTTCGCCTGCAAGAAGACCGATGTAGTCAACGGCACGCAGCTGGCCGACTGCTACGGACCAACCAATGAGAATCTGCAAGGCCAGCCAGTCCCGGTAGGAACGGTCGTAATCACCGAAGCGCCCGCAGGTGCCCCATATCCCGTAGGCGGCCCGTTACCGTAATGCAAAAAACCCCCGCACTAGGCGGGGGAAGACAATGACAAGAGAGAACGCGTATGTTAGGTCTGATCGGAGGGAGAGTCAAGGGGCGGGGGTATTTTGACGCGTCGCCACACCCGCAGCCCTAATATCCCATTTTCCACCGAAGTTCGTACTATGATTCTTATTCCGCGACGGTCGCACGCAGCACGCACCACTTTTTTAGCTTCCTCTATATCAAGGCATGGGAACCAAAACGTGGTGTTGGTTGTAAACCTACTCCAAGCAACATTAAAATTTATTCCGTGCAGTTTCATCCAGAAATAACTCCGAGCTAAAAATTTCCTGGTCACTAAAACTAAACTGGAACGCATGGATAGCGGGCGCGGAGATTAGGGTACCCCGGCTCATTCTCTTTTTAATTTCCCCCATATAGACTCCGGAACTCGTTAGAACTTTAAATAAATCTTTGCAGGAAATTTGTAACCCAGTACAGTAATTCCTGAACGGTTTGCTGGCAATAAATATTAATTTGGTATCCGGCTCTATTCTAATCAGTAGTTCCCCTTTGGGAGATACCTGCGGAAATATATTACCCCCGCTCCTAGAGTCTACGGCGTCGTTAACCACTAAAACATTATTGATATGTTTGCCTATAAACTGCCCCAATGTATCGTTGTAAACATCGACGCTGGGTTTAAAATCCATACGTAACTCAGGGACTAGACTACGCACTACCCAATCGTATACGGGTCTAACAGGTATATCTACTAGCCCTAGTTTATTAGCGATAGTGCCACCGGCAAAAGCGCAAGCTGCGGTAGTAGACCAAAACCGCTCGCGTGTTTCTAATCTAGCATCGGCGTCTATATCTACCTGATATTTATTCATTATGGCTATAGCTGCGGACAAGTTCTGAACTAACCAAGCTACGTATACTGGACCCGCTACACCAAAGTTTTTATACAGCGTCCCTTCAAAAAGCTCGTAGGCTTCCTGCTTAGTGAGTAAAGGCTTACGGTCAATGCGGTACTCCATCAACCTCATTATTTCCCCGTTCGCTGCGGCCTTCAGTACCCCTAACTTCTGCACCAAAGACGAATTAGAGGAACTTATAGCCAGCGTAGCCCATGTAGTATCGTTCCGCCGCGCGGCGTTGAGTTGAGACTGCATCCGATTGGCGCCCTTACCCTGCGTCACTGCGTACAGCAAACTAGATACCACTTCTGGCGACGTGTTGGTCAACTCGTCAAAGGTTGCGGCAATGTTATTATGGACACCTAACAAGTGCAGCTTGTATGCAAGAGTGTCAGACTCCTTGGAAAGCAGCTCATCGGGGTGCCCCACGATGCTGTTAATGACCTTTAGAATGGTCGTTTTGCCCGTCCCGCTTTCGGGGTGAAGGAGATTGATCATAGTTCCCTTATAGTTGGTGAACTTCATCAGCATCGCCCCGAACCCCGCGAACAACGTGAAGGCTTCCGCTTCAAAACCAACGTTGCCGTAGACGTTAGCAACCTTACTCCACTCGGGTAAGTCCCCCCTACTTCTAATCGCGCGCGCTACGTCCTTTGTACCCTCCGATGCGGGACTGAGCTTACTCCCCATGCTGGAATATTCAGTTGTCCCGAGTACGAACTTAGTATCCTCGTCCGCCCACCCAAACTGAGCGCGCAGGATCTCCAAATCTAAAACTAGCTGGTGTTCTTTAGCAAACCTAATAAGGTACTGCATGACGGCGCCCATCTGTCGCACACCACCGATTACACCGTTGGCCGAAAGTATGTCTCGGAATCTATCTTTAGCCATGAGAGACGACAGTGGGATAGAAAACTCGCGGGGTTTCTCTCTCGGTAAGTGCAGTTTAGCGACGGCTAAATCCCCCCGTTCTTCGTCGTACATGCGTGCAACTAGATACAGGTCGTGTTCGTAAACTAACTCGTCCTCGCCATCCTTGGTACGATAGTAAATTCCTCCCGTCGATAAGCGTTTGTAACCGGGGGGCAGCGGGGGCAGCGCATAGGTAACGGCGGTGCCGTCTTCGATGTTGACAATTAAATTATCTTTAGCCTCTATGAACTCTACGCAAAGCTCAATGGGTGAAGTTATTTTCCCCCGGTGCTGACATTTATCACACAACTTCGGAGTATGGGCATCAAAAGTGAGGCAGCGGTGAGGCTTGTCTATCGTATCGTCGGCTTTTTTGCGGGTAGCTACGGCGTCGTATCGCGGATGCCCCAAGGAAATATCATAGATAGCGGTCCCCCAATCCTCACAGTTCCTTGCAATGGACAACCCCGACCGCCATGCGTCGTGTAGGATAATGGTCTGATGGTCGATGATGCGCTCCATCTGCGCGCATCCAAGCCCCGCCTTTATCTTGTCCGTGAGGATCTTAAATAGCTTGCGCGTGCGCTCCTGGTGGCGCTTCATCAACTCGGAGGGCTCTCTGGGAATGTGGGACGGCGCGGGGGGCAGCTCCCCAACCGCTTTTACACTTGTGCGAAACTGCTCAAAGGATAGGACAGCGCCTTGTGGTAGTAGTATCGCCGTTGGCAATGGCGGGTCAGATTTATAGTTGTAGGACCCCGGCACTCGCATAATGCGCGCCGCATCTGCCGTCACGCTCGGGTCAGCATCGAACCCCGATTCCCTACAAAGCCGCTTTAGCGCTTCCGCAGAGGCTTTCCAAGTATCTCGTGGGACAGGCCCATCCATGACCCAGTAGGCGTGCACTCCATTGCCGGAATCTACGAGTAATGTAGGACTATATAGCCCATTATGGATACAGAAATTGTCTAGACAATCTAACCCCTGTTCTTTGCTTACGAAGTTTTTACCTGGGCCGCAGTCAATATCAAGCATGAAAACTTGCAAGCAATCCACATTGGTAAATTTGCGGCTATCGTCGGTTTTATATTTAGCTACTCCAAAATAAACATCGTACTGCTGTCGTATCAGCCAATCTATCTTAACCTCAGCCTCAGCTTGCGTGTCGCAAAAATAAATTTTGTTGGCGTCCCCCCGGAACCCTTGAATGCAGTAGTATCCTTCCTGCGCTAGAACGAGTGATAAGAATTCTGATAATGTCACTGTGGTTTCACCCCGAAACGGCGTTATGCCCAACCTCCATTTTTTAATATGGATTGGATTCTATCTTGGTGTTTTCGTCTTGGCTCAGCTTTACCGACAAACCATGTGTATATGGTCATCTTGGACACGTTGAAATATTCCGCTACTTCCGTAGCGGAGATATCCCTAGAAATACAGAACCGGCCTAATAGAACACCGAGGCTATCAGAAGCATGGGAGTTGGTTTCGACAATCCGCGCGCTGTAGCCTCGGTGGTCCATATTACTCGTCGTCCACTTCTGCGCCCTTCTGCGTAAACTTGCGCAGGGCGTCAGGCACATCGACCTTGAGCGCCGGGACATCCTTCTTTGTCCCCGCTTTAACGACAGGTTCAGCGGGTTCCTTTCTATCCACTTGATATACTGTCATGAGCACCGCTGCCTTAGCCTCCGCCGATTGGCCGTACTCGGCCAGCTTCGGCATCATCTCCGCAGTAGGGAATGAGACCGCTGAAAAGAACAGCTTCGGGGTATCCGCATCGTCGTCAAACCGCATCCGGGTCACCAGATGATCAATGCTGTGGTTCTGGCTGGCGATATATTTAAAGTACTGCTCAAACGGCATCGTCCTATCGTCCCTGCCTTTACCAAACAGCGACGTTGCAGGAAGCTCCAGCATATGGACACCGGCATCCAGGTCTTCGGCCAGCACCACGGCAATGCGACGCTTAAATCGGCACGCCCGAGTAGTGCCCTGCCCGCTCCCACTGATGTTCATGGGGCAGTCGGCGCAGTTGCTATGCTGCGGCCCGCGCACGCTTGGATGCGGCACTTTGCTGTCCGTTGACCAACAGGTCGGGGGCGCGGCCTCTGCCTTGGGGTCATAGGCACCTTCGTAATAGGTGCGGGAAACGTCTTTAGCTATGTTCACCACGACAACATCCAGCCGCTCCGCACGCTTGGCGACTTCCTCCCCGCCAACCACCAACCGAAACATTTTCCCTCGAATAGAAATTCGCTTCGTGCTTATCCCACCCATTCTCTGCATCAAGCCTTTAGTCAACTCTGACTGACCTGCATCGCGGATGTGGTCAGGAACCGCTCCTGTACTCGATAAAATCAAATCGCTCATTTTCTAAGTTTCCTTATTTACGTCTTACAGTAATCACGTATTCTTTATCTACATTAAGACCCTCTGGGTGAATATCAGGATTCTCCTCCAGAAAGGTTTTCATGTTGGTTTGATGAACACGCCGTTCAAGGAGTTCGAACGCATCATTATTGACAATGGTGGCGTATAGCGCACTCCAGTTGCTCGTCCAGTATCTGGCTTTTACCGAGCGAATAACGGTGCCAAAAACAGTACGGATACTATCCGCGCCAATGTCTTTGCACCGATCCAGCAGCACCGAAGAGATCCCTTGCTTCTCCCTTCCCCTCTCTCTCCTTTT